AGCCAAGCTAAAGAGGACTTCTACCGCAGCCTGAATACCTTTGAGACGTTTGGCAAGGGATGGCTAAATCGGGTTGCTGCGGTAAAAGTTAAGGCTAACTCAATGCTGGCGTAATTCTTCTAACGGTTTCCATCCAAATTTACGCCATGTCTTCTGGACATCAGTTGAGGCGGATGGAACGTAGACGAAGTCAGGATCGTCTGTCAGTGGGCAAGGTAATTTCATTTCGTTCTCCTTGACACATTGGTCATATAAATTGCACAGGGTTATGTGCTCGCACCTACAAATTTCATTAAGGTTCATCTGATAACCCCCTCTAGTCTGTCTGCGACCAATTTAGCATAGCCCGCAATGTCGATCCACGAATCGGCGTAGTCGGGGTCGCCATTCAAGATGCGGGCAATCTTCTGAGCAATTACCTCAAGGGCTTCTTTCTGGTCTGGTGCAAGTCTTGCCCAGCCTTCTTCTTGTTTCATCATATCTTTTATTGTCTGCGACATAGCAGCTAGGTCTTTAAATAGACCGTAGCGGCGGCCGCGCTCCTCTAGGATGGCGTCTACGCCTTTAATGGGGTGTGCGTACCCTTGGGCGTAGTCGCGCGCCTGTTGCTCACGCACAATGTCTGCGAGTGTTTCAAGGTTTTTCATATAGTGGCTCACAATCGTCGAAAGGGAAAGGGGTTGATTCGTCAAAGTAATGCCAAACGCCGCTGACTTTCTTGCGCCAAGCGACGGGCTCTGGGTATAGGCATTCGATGCAACTACAAAACCCTGAACCGCAGTTTTCGGGTTTGGTCATGTGACGCGCTCCTCAAAGTTATACAGAAACTCTCGGCGCACAAAGCATTTTAATGGGGGCAACGATGAGACGAGGTAGCTCATAGAGTTTTCGCTTCCAGCGCAACTTTAACTAGGTGAATGATCTGCCGGCTTATTGAGCGTGTCTGTTTGTCGGCTTGCTCCTTGATTACTTTAAACAATTCAATCGGCATCCTGATTGTTACAAAGTGGTCTTTCGGTTCATTCATTGCGGTTCTCCAATATTTGTGCTTTGGCATCCTCAGCACCAAGTCCCACAATAACAGAATATCCAACACTTTGTAAGTAATCAATCATAGCTTGTTGCTCAAGCGATATCTTGCCCCCCTTGACCTTTTTCATCTCAATCCACAGTTTCCACTCGGGCACGAACAAGTCAGGAATGCCAGGCACGACGCCCTCGACCTTCAGCTTCATAGCCTGCGACTTGGAGCGCATCCCACCGTTAGGAATGGCAAAGATTAATGTATCCGGATATGTGCGGCGAAACCACATGACAAGGCGGGCTTGTTCTAGGTGTTCTGAAGTCACCATATTCGTTTCACCACCTTGTAGAATTTGCCATCACGCTTGTAAGAAATTAACTTAGGTGGATCCGATTCATTCATCTGTGCAACTAAATATGTCAACGGCACTACCGCCTGATCAATACCAGACAGTACTGCCCCAGATTGACGTGCAATGTCATGCAACAATTGAATGGCTTTGTTACCCGCAAAGCCCTGATTAAGCACCGGTAGGTACTCTGTGATCGGTGGGTCAGTTAAGCCACCATAATAAGTCAACGCAATCATTTCGTTGCCACTAGCACGGCTGATGTGCTTGCGCCAATGCCAATCGGTCACAAGCATGTCCATGCCCTCCAGCCCCATGATGTCGTCCTGGCGTAGCACCAGTTTCTTTTCTGCCGTTGGCGGAAATTCATGGCCACAGTTCGGGCAAACCTTAGCAGAGATATGCACAATCTCATGGCATTCATCACACACTTTTACCGGTGCCTCACCCTCGCCAGACCCACCCTTCTTGGGTGGTTGCACGTTGGTGATTGGACCGTGCATCTCAACCACTCCCGCAAAGTCAAGCACTAAACAATGATCGGTGTGACTCTTGGGGCGCATCCCACGCCCTGCCATCTGCACATAGAGCGACGCACTCATGGTCGGTCGTAGCATGGCAATCAAGTCAATGTCTGGGTAATCAAAACCTGTAGTCAACACATTGGCATTGGTCAGCGCACGGATGCGTCCGGCCTTAAACTCGGTCAGCATCCGGTCACGCTCAGCCTTGGGGGTATCGCCTGTCACACAGGCGGCAGAAACGCCCTGGTCAATTAGCTCTTGGCAGACGTGCTGCGCGTGTTTGACACCAGCGCAAAAGAATAGCCAAGCTTTGCGGTCAGCGGCAAGTTTGATGACTTCACGCACAACCGCAATATTCTTGTCTTGGTTATCTACCGCGGCTTGCAACTCAGCCTCGATATACTCGCCACCACGCTTGTGTACGGCACTTACGTCAAAGCGCTCGGACGTCACTTTACTGCGCAACGTCGCCAAATATTTTTTATAAACCAATTCCTCAATGCTAATTGGTTCAATCAATGCATCAAACAATGCTGGCTTATCCGTGATTAAACCGTGCCCAAGGCGGTATGGCGTGGCAGTCAGCCCTACCACCCTAAGACTGGGATTAATCGTTTGTAGGTCGTTTAAAAGGGTTCGATATCCGCCCTCGTCCTTGTGGCTCACTAGGTGACACTCGTCCACAATTACTAAGTCAACGTGGCCAAGTTGTTCTGCCTTAGTCCTAACCGATTGAATGCCGGCAAAGGTAATTGGCTCACCTAATTGACGCTTACCAATCCCTGCGCTATAAATGCCCAAAGGCGCTCCCTTCCAATGGAGTCTCATTTTCTCGGCATTCTGAACAATCAATTCCTTAACGTGCGTCAACATAAGAATTTTTGTTTTTGGCCAAGATTGCAGCGCGTCCTTACACAGCGCCGCAACAATGTGGCTCTTCCCCGACCCAGTTGGGAGGACCAGGCACGGGTTACCAGTTGGGGTCTTGTTAAACCAAGCGTATAACTGGTCTATCGTGCGCTGTTGGTAGTCACGAAGCATTATCTAAGCAGCTCCCATGCTGTTGCTGCCACTGATGGAACTTGTCCATTTCCAATGGCTTTAAGTCTGTCCACCCGAGCGGCCACATCATCAATATCTCTTGCGCTGCCAACGGCATTTTCATGTTGTATTTGCGGGCGTAATGATATTGAGGACGATTTTGATGTCCCGCTTCGTTTTTGTCCCCTTGCCTTTTTAATGTTTCTAATTTGCCCGTCGCTTTCCAATCCGTTGCCGTTGGTGTAGGCCAATATCCAAATCCTTTTTCGATGGTGACAAGCCCCAATGTCATCTGCGCCCAACACTCCCCATTTTGCATCAAACCCCATTGAGGCCAAGTCTGCAAGGACAGTTCCAAGTCCTCGAATAGTGAGCATTGGACTGTTTTCCACAAAAACGTATCTAGGTCTAACCTCGCCAATAATCCGTGCCATTTCTCGCCACATACCTGAACGCTCTCCGGTAATTCCCGCCCCCCCCCCGCTGCGCTAATGTCTTGGCAGGGAAACCCGCCAGATACAACGTCAACAATTCCTCGCCACGGCTTTCCGTCAAAGGTTTGTACGTCATCCCAAATCGGGAAAGGCGGGAGAATTTTGTCATTTTGTCGGGCGCACAATACGCTTGCTGGGTATTGTTCCCACTCAACGGCGCAGACGGTTCTCCATCCGAGAAGGTGTCCCCCAAGTATTCCTCCACCAGCACCTGCGAAAAGAGCCAACTCATTTAAGTTCTCCATTATCCGATTACCTTCGCACCAAAGTTCTCACGCATATCTTCCACAAACCGATCACCACTGGCACAAGCAGAAGGATTGACCACAATCTCATGGCTTGTAAAAGTTTCCCAATCGCTCACGCCATTCTTGATGTCGCCCTCGGGTGTGATCCAAGTAATTACATTGTCCTTAACTTTATGTGGCCACGGCACCAAGTCAGGGTGCAGGATGTGCGCCTCGCAGCCTGCCTTTTGATTATCAAAATCTAATGGCACGTCGTACTGCTCACAATGCCAAGTGCTGTCCTCGCGCGCTGTGCTGTTAGTACAAGTGCGGCAGTTCACTTCCTTGGTCAGCTTAGTCTTGTGGCAAAACTCATGTGCGGCACAAAACCGGCACTCAAACCATGTTGGGTCGGTCGAAAGCGGTGGAGGCATACGCTCGGACTTGACCAAGCGGTGCCCACGATCAACGGCTTTTTGTGCCACATCCTTATCAAACTTTACCCGCTCGGCGTGAACGCGGTCGTCGTCCTTGCAAACTGCGTAATACAAGGCGCGATCAATGCCCATGCCAGCCATATACATCTGCATTTGCACATAGTGCTGGGGCTTAGATTTCTCCACCCCATTCTTTTCCAAGTCATCAAAAGACTTTTTGCCGTGCGTTTTAACTTCCAACACATGCTTGGCTTTAGGCGCCTCAAGCAACCCAGATTCAATGATTCCGTCCACACTGCCCGACACATGGCACCCAAAATCCACGCGCGACTGATTAGCACCAGTTTTTTGCACGCTAATGCCGATAGCGCGCAAGTCGGACACAACTTGTGCCTCTTCGTTCTGGCCACGCCTAAACAAGCGCAGGATGCGCCCTGGGAACTTTTCAACCACAGCCATCCTAAACGATAGCCATAGCCAACGGTCGCAAGGATGACCAAGCAGGGACGCGCCCATGTGGGGGCGTGGTTCTTGCTGAATTGACTCATGGTGCTTGTCAATTAGTGCTTGAATCGTGTATTCTGATTCCGGTATCTTCATGGTATCAACTCCTTAGTTCTTTTGCCCCCAACCTTATGGTCAGGGGCATTTTTTTAATCTGTCGTGTAAACTTCGCAAGACTCGGAACAACCACCGTCTTGGTAAAGGTCTAACTGCTGTGGTGCGCGTCGATCCTCATCCGCACTTTTAATTGCCATCTCGCGCAACATTTTGACCGACGTATGCCCCCTAAAAAACACGCGATCAGGAGCATCGTCATACTTTGCAAATTCAGCACCTACCCTTGGGTATTGTTTTTCCATCCGTTCAAAAAAATCAAATTGGCTTGGGTCTTCGTTGTGTAACATAATTAATTTGTTAAAACTTTTTTTCCAGCAAGTTTTGCAATTGCCTTGATGTTCTAGCAGTTGCAAGTCAAACGCTTGGTCTTCCCACCAATCCAACACATCTTGTTTGTCAGTGGGAAACCAATGCACTAATGGATATATGACTTGTCTATCAACCGAATCTTTGACCCGCCGCACCTCGTCCGTGCGAATACCAATTGCCAACTCGTAATCCCATTTTGTCCAGCCAATTGATTTCATGTAATGTTCAATTGGATATCGTTTTAAGTTGCGGGTGCATTGCGGCGATTGCATATTGGCAATGCCGTACTTCTCAATCATTGACTCAAAAGGCTCGGCATTGCGCGACGCAGTATCAAATGTGACGACCTTATGAGTAATACCGTTCCCAGCGCCTGAATGCGTAATTGCTTCAATCCAAACTGTATTGAATCCAAAGTGCGTATCGCAATCATGCACAAACTGTAAAGTTGCTTCGTTCTCAAAGCCAGTGTTAGCAAATATGACTTTTATCTCGTATTGATCAGAGTATTTGTCCAATAACATCTTCGTCATATAGCCTGATGTACGACCACCGCTAAAAGAAACAAGCAATTTTTTCATTTTGTTTTCCAATACCCCCAGCCGCTAAACTGGGGGTTGTCGTTTTACTTCTTAACCCAAGGAGGGGCTGCTTTTGCTGCGGCCGGTGCTTTGGCCGCTACTGCTGGTGGCGCCGCACCGTTGGACTTATAGCCCTTGACGTCGTTCGATGCGCCATACTGCTCAGACTCGCGCACGTCTAGCTTGATGCTCAATTGGCCACCAATCAATTGATCAGTATCTTGCACCGTTGTCAAGCCAATTGCTCGCATAAGCTCACCAAGCTGTTGGCGACCAATCTCTTCGGCCTTGGGGTTTGGGTTCTTGATGTTCAAATTGCCAAACACCACGCGCCCCTGATGGGTAGGTCCTGTGATGTCATAACGCACTGCGATGTACTGACCGGTGCCAGCCTTAGTGTTTTTGATCTCAGCGCTGTTGACCACTGCGGTATACCACCCAGCCGGTAATGGCTCAAAGTTGTTGGTGGGTGTAGGCAGCGAATCAACGCTAAAGGTTTCGAGTAACTGTGCCATGATGTTTATTCCTTAGTAATGGTAAAAGATGGGCGACCGTTAGTGGTCGTAATAGCGTCTTGCAACGGGGTAGTGATTAGTGCATCAGCCGATTTCCATGCCGAAGCATTGACTTCAGGCTTCCACCGGAAAAGGCTCGACAAGTGCTGCGTCAAACCGTGCTCTGCTGCCAAGTCTTGGAGTTTGTCAGCGTTGACCTTGCGGTCTAAGCGCCCCACGACCTTGACCTTGTAGCCCTCGGCCTCAATGTTCTGAGTACCGTCGAGTGTCTTCTCAATGCCAAGCTCGGCAACCAGTTCGTCCTCAAGCGCACGACGTAAGTCCATTGCGGCCTTTTCGGCTTCCTTGGCGTCGATCCATTTTTGGTAAAGGTTTGTACTTTTAACAGTCGTCAAACCATGACCTTTGGCATATGAGTAGTCTTTGTTAGCGTCAAACATATCAACCCCCAATCTTTGCAATGATGGCACCAAGGTCTGGTGCTTCCCAAGTGTCAAGCTTGCCAGAGCGATCCTTGGCTTGCCAGATACCGTCGGAGTCGCACATCAACGCACGTTGTGCCACGCCCTCCGCATCCTTCTCAACGCGAAGTGCCAGCACCTCATCAAAGAAGTAAGGCAGTTGCTGGCCAGTCTTATTGCCAGGCATACTAGGTGCATACAAAATGCGGCCAGTTTCGTCCGTTGATTTCTCGCACTTAGCCGTAAAATAAACGTGCTTGTTTGGAATATCGCGAAACGCACGAATGATGTCAGACATCTGTTCTTGCATCGCACCGTACGCCTGACGAGGATCCTTAGCAATTTTCTTCTCATGGTTAAGCACCACCTCAGCAATCTCAGAGATTGAGTCCAGAGCAATCGACTCAAAGTGCTTGGCTTCGTCCGAGCTCGTTACCCACTTGTACGCTTCCATCAGTGTGTCGTAGCTAGACACCTCAACAAAAGGCACATCAGCATCAGCAATGGACAACAAGCCGCCCTCAGCCGAGAACACAACAGGGTTAGGCAGTGTCGGGATAAGTGACGTCTTGCCCGAACCGGCATTACCGTATACAAGTAGCTTCACGCCGTTGGCGTGCAAACCTTTGGTACTGCGTAGATTGATAGCCATTTGTGGCTCCTAAAGTTGATCGCTTGTTGGGGTATCCGTTTAGCGATTGATTGAATTATTGCATGATTAATGTTATTGTGTCAACAAGTATTTTCAATTTAATTGGATAAGCCATGAAAACACAGGAAGCAATTGACCATTGGGGCGGTGTCAAGCGACTCGCAGACGACCTAAAGACATGGCCACAAACCATCTACCAATGGGGCGAGTACCCGCCAATTGGCAGGCAGTACGAGATTGAAGTAAAAAGTGATGGTTGCTTGAGAGCAGAAGAGGAAAAGGTATGACCAATTTATCTGCAATACTAGGTGACAATTGGTCGCCCCCAGCAGACAAGACACTTGCATCACCCGAAGTTCAGTTCATTGACGCCATTGTTCACGCAGGGCTAAACGCCCCCAGAGATTTGGTGTTGGATGGCAAAATACACCGCTTTGCGAGCGATGAAGACAAGCGCAAGAAGCCTGGTTGGTACGTTGGTTTTGAGGAACCCATCCCTGTGTTGGTGTTTGGGTGTTGGAAGGCGGGATTCACTAGCCAAAAACGCGCTGAAACAGGCGTCAAGTACACGCCCGCCGATGAGATGAAGTTGCTATCTCATATCGCAATGGCAAAAAAGCTGCGCGACGCGGAGCTTGAGCGCAAGCATGAGTTGGCCGTTGAAACGGTTGAGTTAATCTGGCCAAACTGTACCCCAGCCTCCCCCGACCACCCGTACTTGAAGCGCAAGGGCATATCCACCCATGGTGCCAGAGTGACCGGCGATGGTCGCTTAGTTGTGCCACTTTTTTCTGAAGAGGGTGAGTTGTCGAGCCTTCAATACATTGATGGTGATGGCAATAAGCTGTATCACACAGGCGGGGTGACAGGCTCACGCTTTTGGTTGATTGGTGAGCTTAAGCAAACCCTGTACATAGCAGAGGGGTTTGCCACCGCTGCCACCATCCACGAAGTGACCAATGATGCGGTTTGCGTGGCGTACAGTGCCAATAACCTGTCGAACGTGACCGGCATCATGCGCACCAAGTACGGTGCCACCCAGAACATTGTGATTGTGGCGGACAATGATATGTCAGGCGTTGGGTTAAATGAGGCCACCAAGGCGAGTGCCAAGCATGGTGCCAGAGTCGTCATGCCACCCATCATAGGCGATGCAAACGATTATGCTCAGGCCGGCAATGATTTGTTGATGTTGCTCAATCCACCCAATGACGATTGGCTCATCTCAGCCGATGATTTCAGTGCCAAACCAGAACCCGTCACTTGGTTAATTAAGCGTTGGGTTCAAGCAATGGCCCTGATTATGGTGCATGGCCCGAGCGGTGGTGGCAAGACCTTCGTGGTGTTAGATTGGGTGTTGCACATGGCAGCCGGTTTGCCCATTTGGGCAGAAAACAAGGTCAAACCCAGCGCAGTCGTATATCTGGCAGGCGAAGGGCACCAGGGCTTGCGCGGTCGGGTTGCAGCTTGGAAGCACAAACACCAAGCTTCTAAGCTCAATATGTGGCTCTCAAAGTCCGGTTGTGACTTAAACACCCCAGAGGGGTATCAGAAGGTCTCTGACCAGATCCGCGCCTTACCCGTCACGCCGACCATGATCGTGGTCGATACCCTGCACCGTTTCTTACTTGGCGACGAAAACAGTGCCCAAGACGCCAAAGGGATGTTAGACGCCTGTGCAGCCCTCATGCGTGAGTTTAATTGCTCAGTGCTACTGGTACACCACACCGGAGTCAGCGAAGAGGCACAGCATCGCGCAAGGGGGTCAAGCGCTTGGCGCGGTGCCTTGGATATTGAAATCAGCATTATCCCGTCCAAAGACGGTCAACCCCTTGAAATCGTCCAACGCAAGCAAAAAGACGGCGAATTGTCCGAACCCTTGTATGCCCGCATCGCACCTATCGTGATACCAGGTTGGTTTGATGAGGACGGCGAACCCGTAAAAAGTGCCACTTTGGAGTTGGTCGATGCCCCAGTGCGGGTTACCGCGTCCGACAATAAAGTGCAAGAACATCGCAAAATGTTCGAGAACGCATGGTTCGATTCTGGCGCCGAAGACCTAAAAGGCGAGCCCTATATATCCCGATCTGCCATGAAGGAATATTTAGATAAACAGGAAATTGCAAAGGCAACGGTCCAGAAAATGCTTAACCCGAGCGAGTCGTCAAGGTTTATGGGCAAGTTAATTAACTCAAATATACTTAGAACAGAGGGTCATGGGTGGGTGGTAAGCGATAAATTAATGGCTCAAAGCATGATGATTATGAGGGGTGCTGAATGAGGCAAAACCGTACCAAAGCGTACCAATGGTACGGTTTGTCTTTTGGTACGGTTTGGGGGCAAAAAGCCATAAAAACCGTACCAAACCGTACCAGCTATCTATAAGATAGCTGGTATTGGTACGATTTATGGTGCGGCGGTGTTTGGTAGATAATTAAGTATTGTTTAAGGGTATAGTTTCGGGTTCATTGGGCTCGATATCGCTTACGTTATCGATTAAGCGAGCCTCAGCTTCTTTTAGTGCAGATACGATTGATATTTGAGTGTGGGTAACCGAGACGTCGATTTTGTCACCCCATGCTTTAGGTCGAAGTTTGGCAGCGGTCCATTTCCGAGTATCAATTCGAATCTTCATTTGGTTTATCCAGGCGCTTAACTGGGGACCGTCTAAACCTTCTGGCGGTTTTTCCTCAGATATGTCGATAAGGGATTCAGCGAGATAGTCGGCCCTTGCTTCAATCGCTTCATCGTATAGGCGCCTAATCTCGGGATTAGCTCGCATGTATTTTTGTACGCTGTCATAGGTCGGATAGCCCTCTTTTTTAATGGCGGTAATTAGGCTAGAGCCATTACCTATGTCCCGGAGTATCTCGGGCCACAGTTTTGGCCAATCGTATAAGGTGACAAAGTACCCCCAATCGTCGCGGTCCCTGCTATCGGCTAATACTTGCATGGGTGTTTGAACGTGTTCCATTGTGAATGTCCATTATTGAAGGTGAGTGCGTAGCAAGTTTAAATCAATATGATGGGTGATGTATAGGGCACAATAAAAAAACCCGCCTAAGCGGGTTTAAATCGTTCCTAGGGGTATGTTTGCTATAGGTCGAAGACTAGAATCATCAAGAGAACTACAGCGGCCGCAACAAGGGAAAAGGTCATAACGGCATCAACCCTTTAAAAATTGGATGCACGTTATCCCATTGGGCGCCTATGTCTTTTGGATAAAATGGGCGCAGCGTGTGGGATTCGTCCATACTGCGCGCGTAAACGTAGCCCGATTTAACGTCGAATGAATCGACGGTGTAAGGTTTGTTTTTAATGTGGACGACGTCGCCATGCTCTACCGGCCGGCCGTTGGTGTATTTAATTTGCATAATGCTTGCCCTCGTTCTCAAACTCGATCACGTCGAAGTCAACGAGCTTGAATTGATCTAGCTCGGTCGTATCCAATTGCAGAATGGCCGAATCGTCGTTGGTGGCCGTCACTTCAATTGTGAGCTTGGCCAATATTGTAATTTTGTAATTGTTCATGCTTTTTCCTTTAATATGATTTTAAGAAAATTGATAACATTATCAGCGTCAAATTCTGACGCGTCAGGATTTTCGAGTAATGCCAAGGCGCGCTCGCAGCCTGCGCGCAGCGCTGAATATTCCATGATTTCAAGGTTTGTCATTATGCTGCCCTCAAAATTCGGATAACCTTGGCCATTGATACCCCATGGGCTGGATATGCGATAACCTTGGCGCCTTTTTCATAGCACGCACGACAACCAGAGCACTTACCTTCGTTCTCATACGCGCGGCATAGTGTCATTCCCTTTTTAACGTCGGCCGGTGTGGGGATAATGACCGAGCCATGAAGGCCCTTAGTGTATTGGCCGGTAACACTGTCAGAGCTAAAGCGTACCGATACATTCTGCAAAGCCTGCATTTGCTCCAGCACGCGACGGAACTTGGGGAACTTGTGCATACGTGTGGGGAGCCAATGTTTAACCCATGGCGTGCGAGTCATTACGTCGAGCATTTTTTCGGCCAATCCTAAAGCGTACATATCGCCAGAGTCAAACCAGCGAAAGAATCGATCGTTTTGCAAGGCCTGCACCATATCGTCGGCCCATTCCAAGCGTTGCCAGTCAATCTTATTGTGCTCCCTTGGGGCTTTGACGTTAGCGAAGCGATAATTTCCTGTAGTGGCATAGCATCCCCTGCACGCGTCGACCAATTCACCGGGCGATGCAATTGCACCAGGGCAAGTATCAATGGCCTGAAGCGACCACGAGCGAATCCCGTCTAATTTAGATGTAACTGAAAGCTTGATCATAATTTCACCCCATAAAGTTCGGCTCGCACGTCGGCCCAATATTTGGCCGATCCATACATGTAATCCCAATATCCCGCGTCGTCTTCACTCAATTCAGCGTCGCTTGTATTTTCTAGATCAATACTATGATCGATCAAGCGAATGCCGTTTTTAACTTCTATTTCATCTAGTTGATCTAGAAGTGTCCAATAGTCTTTTTCGGTTTTCATGGTATTGATCTCACAATTTCAGAAATGACAATGGCAAACACGCCAAGCGATGCACAAACAATCAGTATTTTTTCAATCATGATTGCATTGCCTCTACAAATTGAGCAAGCGTATCAAATGACATGTCGCGAGTGTCTTCGTCTAATGAATCAACGACGCGTCCGTCGTCTAACAGGTAGAATTTATAGCCGTCTTCAGTGATAAGCGTAATCATGATGTATTTCCTTGGGTTTGATAAATCAGTTTAGGAGTACATATATTAACACTAGATCTCACAATAAATCACAAGTGTTTACGAAAATCCTCGCAAATCCTCGCATATATTTATTAATCAATTATTTAATATTGATAAGCAAAACCTATTGCACAATTGTTCCACGTGAAACAGTGTGTCGCCTTGTTGCGTTGCACCATGTTGCGTCGCACAACATAAATATGTTGCATCGCACAATGTTGCATTGCATCATTGCATCGCTCGTTTTGTTGCGTCGCAATATTGTGCGTCGCACCATGCCATGCCGCATTGCAACATTGTTGCGTTGCGTCAAACGAAGGGGGGGGGTAGGTCCCTGCGCGGGGAGTGTGTGTGTGCGCAGTGCCCACTAAAACTTTTTATTTTTTTTATTATTGCTTCAACATCACTTTCATTTACAATCAGTTTTATGCAAACAACTGTCTATTCTCCCCAAGACGAGATGCAACTCATGTCAGCGCTTTGGTCACCCAAGATCAAGGATGACCCACTAGCGTTTGTGTTGTACGCATTTCCATGGAATCAGAAAGGCACGCCTCTAGAGGGCTTTACCGGCCCCCGCAAATGGCAGCGGGAGGTGCTGACTGATCTGGCCGCGCATATTAAACAAAACGGCGGCAAGGTTGACTTTGACACGTTTAGGATGGCAACCAGCTCGGGTCGAGGTATTGGCAAATCGGCGTTGGTTAGCTGGCTTACCTTGTGGATGCTCTCCACACGGATTGGCTCTACCACCATCATCTCGGCAAACAGTGAATCTCAATTGCGCTCGGTTACCTGGGCAGAGATCACTAAATGGTTGGCGATGTCTTTGAACTCGCACTGGTTCGAGGTTTCAGCTACTAGGCTCATGCCCGCCAAGTGGATTACCGAGCTCGTTGAGCGCGACCTAAAGAAAGGTACGCGCTACTGGTCGGTGGAAGGACGCTTGTGGTCAAGCGAGAATCCTGATGCGTACGCGGGTGTGCACAACTACGACGGTGTGATGGTGATCTTTGACGAGGCCTCCGGTATTGACGACACCATCTGGGCGGTGACCGCGGGTTTCTTTACCGAGAACACACCAAACCGTTTTTGGTTGGCGTTCTCAAACCCACGGCGCAACACTGGTTACTTCTTCGAGTGCCACAATTCTAAGCGTGACTTTTGGAACACTAAGATTGTGGACGCACGCACGGTCGAGGGTACGGACAAGGCGGTCTACCAACAGATTATTGACGAGTATGGGGCAGATTCCTCACAGGCGGCAGTCGAAGTGTACGGTGACTTCCCGTCGGCGGGCGATGATCAGTTTATATCCGCATTGATTGTGGATGAGGCCATGCGTCGTGCTCGCTACAAAGACCTAAGCGCCCCCATTGTCGTGGGGGTTGACCCAGCGCGCTTTGGGTCGGACTCAACGGTCATTGCGGTGCGGCAAGGGCGTGACATTATTGCCATCAAACGCTACAAGGGCGACGATACGATGACGGTGGTGGGTCATGTCATTGAGACGATTGAGGAATACGCCCCCGCAATGGTCGTGATTGACGAGGGCGGTGTGGGTGGTGGGGTTGTGGATCGCTTAAAAGAGCAGCGCTATAAGATTCGGGGGGTGAACTTTGGTAGCCGCTCCAAGAATCAGCTTATGTACGGCAATAAACGAGCAGAGATGTGGGGCGAGATGCGTACTTGGTTGAAGTCTGCCTCTATTCCGTCAGACAGACTGCTCAAGAGTGACCTTATCTCGCCCATGATGAAGCCGGACTCCAAGGGCACGATCTTCTTAGAGAGCAAAAAAGATATGCGATCAAGAGGCTTGGCCTCACCAGATGCCGCCGATGCGATATGCGTGACGTTTGCGTATCCGATGGCGCATCGTGAGACTGTTGACAAGACCATACGCAGGGGGTATTCTGCAAGCGGCGTACAAACTTCATGGATGGGGGCCTAGCATGCCGCTAAAAAAGTCACCTACAAAAGAGGCGTTTCGCGCTAATGTTAAAGCGGAAGTCAAAGCCGGAAAGCCCGTTAAACAAGCCGTTGCAATCGCCTACTCAGTGAAGAAAAATGCTCAGACCAATAAACGATAACATCGTAGTCAAACCAGACCCGTTTGTGCAGTCTGGATTGATTATTATGCCTGAAGAAGATATGCGCACGGGCGTGGTGGTGGCAGTAGGCCCAGGCAAGAAGGGATCGAGTCGCCCACTCATGGTGTCGGTCGGTGACCACATCATGTACAGCGGCACCATTGACCAAGAGTTTGATGGGTTGCTAATGATGAAAGACAAGGACGTAATTGGAACAATATGAAAGATAAAGACATCCTGTCAGTCGCCAAAAGCCGTTTTACAATGGCTGTTTCAGCATATTCGGAAAGCCGCGAAGATGAACTGGATGATCTACGCTTTTATGCGGCAAGTCCTGACAACCAGTGGCAGTGGCCAGCCGATGTGTTGGCCACCCGTGGTGCGGTGCAAGGTCAGACGATCAACGCCCGCCCATGCTTGACCATCAATAAGCTACCCCAGCACGTCAGACAAGTTACCAACGATCAGCGCCAAAACCGACCAAGCGGGAAAGTAATTCCCGTGGACGACAAGGCGGATGTTGAAGTAGCGGAAGTATTTGACGGGCTTGTACGCCATATAGAGTACATCTCGGATGCGGATGTGGCGTATGACACGGCGTGTGAGAACCAAGTGGCGTACGGCGAAGGGTATATCCGTCTGCTTACTG